TAGTCACACTCATCGCACTCATGAATATAAACATACCATGGTAATGATTCAACAACTTCTGCTACTTGCAAGGATCCGCAACTCGGGCATTTAATTTTCTCATAGTGTGATTCAACACCAAGGTCTTGCATTGATGGTGCTTCCCTTTCTTCCAATTCCCATTTTTCTGCCTTATTTCTGTGCATCATATGTTTTATTGTTTCAATTGGTTGTTATTATTCGCATAGTCCTGTAAACATGCTCATACAGGAGTAGCCTCCCTCCGGTTCGAACATATCCGGGTTTGATTTGTCAGATAGATATTTAATTACGTCCGGTATCATTGGAAACTGGCCGTTTTTGCATGCGTACTTCGGGATGTAGTTCGGGGGGAAGAATGACCTGCCAATCTTTTTTTCTGCTTCGATAAGCCTGTTTATAGCCCATTCATCCTTTATCAATTCTCGAATCTCTGAATGTCTTGCCATAATGCAGGGGAAGCATCCTACCCGTGAGAATCCTCGGTAATAAAGGGGGTTCGGCTGCTGCCCTGCATCAAGTATGCAGTCAATAACCTGCTGGGCGGTCCAGTTGAATATCGGCCTGGAAACGGAAGCGTCAAATTTTGAGCACCATGATAAAACGTCCTTCTTTCTGTAAGTCTCTTTTCGGCCTTTTGTGTTTGGTTGGAAGTACGATTTGAAATACATACATTCTTCTTCCATCTTTGCCCGGGATATACTTTCGTTAGCCCTGATGCCCTGAATGATTATACAGCTATCTTCAAGCGAGAGCACGTAATCAATCATAGGATTCATCTTTAACTCGGAGGTGCAGAAGCGGGCATTCGTGCTTGGGAATCTCTTTTTGTGCTCGGCGAGTGTCACCATGTTATAATTACTTTTGAGTGTTGTCAGCTTCACGTCCATTTCTTTGCAGGTGTATGTAATATGCTTGTATGTGTCTGGGTGCTCCCAACCGGTATCGCAAAAAACAGCCTCGATCCTTCCAGCCCCGTATTTGTTAGCTGCCTCGATCAGGCATGCGTGGCTGTCCTTTCCTCCTGAAAAACTAACTATGATCTTCATAATATTTTTATTGTTGTTCAATAATTCTTCCTGTCTCTCTCGAGCTTCGCCATGAAGCGATTAATTTGTTCAGCTTTATCCCTATGAGCATTGATAAGTATCACTGTATTGTTGTCAATCCGTTGAGGAATCATATCTTTGAAAGTCCCTTTAACTTCTTCCCCGATCTTTTTTGTTTTCTCTCTCTGATCGGCAGCTTCTGCCTGTGTGATTATCCCTTTCTTGCGAGCCATGTTATTTCAATTGTTATATGATGTTCATTATGTCTTATACTTGCAGATTGATCATGATGATTGCTACTGTTTTGAGTTTTTCTTTCATCTCGTGTTCATGTTTTTCAGTTCGTTCAACTCTCTCTCTACCTGTATAAGCCTTTTCAAGATTGGCTTTAGCTTCCGTCTCTCCGCTTCGTACATCAACTTGTAGTAGTTTGCACTTCGCTTCGCCTCTTCGACCTCGATCTGCTCTTTACTGGCAAACCGGCCGGCATGATCTCTCAGATATGAGCGATCTTTGATTGCTGGTTCCGGGAAGAATGATAATTGTCCGTCCATGGTTGTTTAAAATGATTTCTCACGATTGAATAAATTGGCCACCAGGTCAACGATATTCTCAGGGATCTGCTCTGTACTTCCAGTGATGGCTGCCGCAATTCCTTTCTTATCCTGTATGATCTGATACACCTTTTCATCGATAGTGTTTCGGCCAAGAAAATAGTAGCATGTGACACTATCTTTCTGGCCAATGCGGTGGCATCTGTCTTCACATTGTACACAATCGGCATACGTCCAGGGGAACTCAATGAAGGCCACATTGGATGCAGCAGTAAGCGTCAGGCCGACACCGGCAGCACGAATGGAACAGATGATGATATCCGTTTTCGGGTTGTTCTGAAAGCTGTCAATTGCAGCTTGTTTCTCTGCTTGGTTCTCCCGGCCGGTAACTGATACTGCTGATGGAAATGCTTTTTTCAACCCATCTACAATCTCATGAAGTGAGCAGAAAAGAACAATCTTCTGGCCCTGCTCCCGGAAGTCATTCACGAACTCAACCACCTCTTTCAATTTGCCTTTTGCTGATATCTGCCGGAGAATGCTTATACGGACCATCACTTCTCCTCTCAATGCTTTCTGTATCTTTTCGTCGGTTGCATCCTTGTACTTGATCAGGTAGTTGATCAGGTCATCCTCCGCATCCTGGTACTCTTTCCGGTTGGTGATCTCGCAGATCAGGGTTTGGCGTGTTTTATCGGGTAGGTCCTTCAATACACTTTTCTTCTCACGCCTGAACATAGATGTGTCCCAGAGTTTGAAGTTCAACTCCTTCAAGTTCGATGCTTCATTGGGTCCGCTGCAATAGCGCTGCACGAAGTTCTTGTAACCTCCAAAATCATCCATCCGGCCGAGGATTGAGAGCTGGGCGACCAGATCCTTCGGCTTGTTTACAACCGGGGTACCGGTAAGCTGGATAATCCATTCTTTCCCGGCACAGATACCTTTTGTAAACTTTGACTGCTGTGTCGCTGATGACTTCACGCGGTGTGACTCATCAATTATCACCGACTTGAAAAGGTTGATTGTCTGCTTGAATTCAACATCTTTTAGGGTGAACCTTGCCGATTTCTTTATCCGGTGAACGAAGTACTTTTTCAGTGATTCATAGTTGACAATAAACACCTGATTCAATCCGGTTTGCCAGAAGAATGGCCAGCTGTCGCGAACACTATCTGAGAGCACCATGGCCTTTTTATCGGTGAATTTATTCCACTCACGCTCCCAGTTGATTTTGAGTGATGCCGGGCAGATGACAAGGCACGGGAATGCATTTGCCAAATTGATTGTTGCTATTGCCTGCATGCTCTTTCCTAGGCCCGGTTCATCAGTGTTCATGAATCGTTTCAACTCCAGACCCCTTTGGATCCCCTCCAATTGGTATGGATAAGGTTCTATCTTCAGGTTGTGTGGTCCTTCGAGCGGTTTTAGCTCTGGTAGTTCAAAAACATGACCCTCGTCGGTTACTTCACTTCCATTCCCGCCCCAGGATACAGGTTCGAATTTCTGAACGTAGTTGACAAAGCGATCTAGTTCTTGCTTTGATGCTGCAGGAATAGTCCATTCTTTTGTCTTACCGTCAAATCTTCTTCCCGATATCCTTTTCACACCATCGACGAGCGATGGGCGATAGCGAAAACTTATTCTGAAATAACCGCGAGGATCTTCTGTAATTGTCATAACGAAGTCAATTAAGCATATGGTTCAAATGTTGCATCTACAATTTCAGCTGAAAGCTCTTTCTTTTTCCGGCCCTTCTTTTTCGGCTTTTCTTCGGCTGCATTGATGAAAGCTTCTTCAGGAGCATCGAAATCAAAATTAAGCTGCTTAATACCCCATTTGTCATGAAAGACATATTGCTCTACTTCGTGATCACACGATGCAATGTCAGCATACAGCTCACCTGCAAACTCATAGGTTTCGGCATCTTCAAACTGAGTGAATGGCGCAATCAGGTTGAGCACCTTGCCAGACTTCAATAATTTCTGCGCAATGATGGTCACGCCGGCTGATTCATCGCTCCCACCATGTGTGTAACCTGTTACTACATAGTTATTGATAATCTCTTCGTCATAATCGAAGATGCCTTGCGCTCTTACTAGATCAGCCTCTGGCTGTTCACAGATGCACACAACATGTGCTCTGAGCCGATCGAATGCTTTTTTCAGATCCGCATGAACGATCTGAGCGCACTTCTTTTCAATCGTGTTCGAGTAATTCTCTTCTGAGAAATGCTCCTCGTAAACTACTTCGAGCTTCGAGTCCTTGATTTTTGCTTTTTGAATTGTGTTTTTTGCTGTCTCCATTTATCTACTTATTAAAAGGGGTTATCATCATCGTCGTAAAGTGCAGATTCATCGTTACTGGATGAAGCCAACTTCAAAATATCATCCTTCATCATTTGAGATAATGCCCAAGGTATGACTGGTGATACATTCAGGTTTTCCGCTACTGCTTTGGCCACTTCTTCCTGTACCGGATTAATGGCGTATATTGCACCAGCAGAAAGAATTCGAGTGAATTCTTTGTTCTGTGATGTAGCAGGAACATCCACTCTCAGCATGTTTACACCTGCTACATTCTGTTCAGTACAACGACCCGCAATACGGTTGTGTCCGAAGAGTTCAACAATGCACCAGAGATCAAATTTTGCTTCCATCAGATCGCCTCCTTTTTTACGAACCGTCCTCTTTCATCTCTCTCCGGCACCATTTGCTGATACATCTCTACTGCTTTGCGCAGTGAGTCTGCCTGAAGCTTTGCTTCGTTTGCCGTAACCTGCAGTTGCTGGTTTTCGTCTGATAATCCCCTTACTTGTGCTTCCAGGGATTGAATCCTTCTTTTGAGTTTTTTTGTGAACATAATTTTGAAATTTAAAAACTTGAGTTTTGATAATTTGACGAATATTTCATCTCTTCTTTTGCCTTACTGATCAATGTGCGGCACCAGTCAAGCTGATGGGTTGCCGTCCTGTTTACTCTCTCACACCAGTCAACCATATACTGCTCCTCTTTGCATAGTGATTTTATGATTTGATTGATGGCGGTAGTGGATGTTCTCGCATCCTTTCCAGCCTGCTTGAGGACGTCAAA